AGACCAGACGGAAAGTTCTAATGTTAGAGTTTGACACTGCCCTAGAAGCGCAAAAGGTTCACGCGCAAATACGGGCTAAAATGTCTGAAAATGAATTTTTACGTTTTAAACGTGATCTTTGGGCTATATCTAATAATATTGATAAGATGATAAGCGAATTATCATCTATGGAAGTCAAAGCCCGTCAAACACGTAATTCAAGAAACTTGGTCTCACAACGTGAAAAAATTCTTGACGCCATACAACTTTTGGACAAATTGATTACGTTCCAAATTTTACTTCAATAATATCAAATACTTACGTAGCCAAAAAGTTCTTGCATTTTCCTGCAAAATCCGTATAATGTACATATAGGTTGATTGTTTTTTTAACAGAGGATATTTATATGGCGACAATTTCAGATAACAACACTATTACTAGTGTACAAGCACGTAAGTCTTTACTTGCTGCATTTAAAGTACAACGTCCAGTATTTTTATGGGGTCCTCCCGGTATCGGTAAATCTGAGGTTGTCTCAGAAATTACTAACGAATTGGGTGGTCTTATGATTGACTTGCGCATGGCGCAAATGGAACCAACTGACATTCGAGGTATTCCTTACTTCAATAAGGATAACGGTAAAATGGACTGGGCTCCCCCAGTTGATTTACCTGACGAGGAACTTGCTAGTCAGTATCCCATGGTTGTCTTATTCTTAGACGAATTCAATTCGGCTCCCCCAGCTTGTCAGGCTGCAGGTTATCAGTTGATTCTTAACCGTCGTATAGGCAAATACAAACTGCCCGATAACGTTGTTATCGTTGCAGCTGGTAATCGTGATACTGACAAAGGTGTTACTTATCGCATGCCTATGCCGTTAGCTAATCGTTTCTTGCATTTGGAAATGCGAGCAGACTTTAACAGTTGGCAGACTTGGGCTGTTAATAAAGGCATTCACGAGGATGTTGTTGGTTACTTAAGTTTTGCTAAACAGGACTTAAACCAATTTGATAGTAAATCTTCTAGTCGTGCATTCCCAACTCCCCGTACATGGTGTTTTGTGAGCGATTTAGTTAAAGATAAAGACATTGACAATGACACTTTGCATAACTTAATTGCAGGTGCGGTTGGTGATGGACTTGCTATCAAGTTTATGGCGCATCGTAAAATTTCTAGTAAAATGCCTAACCCAGCTGATATTTTGGCAGGTCTGATAACTGATCTTGCAGTTAAGGAAATTTCTGCAATGTACTCATTGACCGTTTCAATGTGTTACGAACTTAAAGATGCACTCGACAATAAAAAAATTGATCGTAAAAAGTTCCACGAAATGGCTAACAACTTTATTACTTACATGATGAACAATTTTGAAACAGAATTGGTTGTTATGGGCGCACGTATTGCTCTTAAAGTTTATGGTCTTCCAATCGAGGCTTCTCAATTAAAATGTTTTGACGATTTTCATAAAAAATTCGGCAAATACATTACTGAGAATGGTAAAGATTAATTAAGGAAATTTATGAAAAATTATACTCTTATTATGGCGGTATCTAGTGCATTGCTAATTTCGGCGTGCGCTAGTTCTCCGAAAAAGCAACCAGTGTTGGTCGAAGCCGCACCCCCAATTAAGTTATCTAAATTGGATCCAGACGAGCGTCAGGCTGAAATCAAACGTGAAAAATCTATTGCAGAACGCAAAATGGTTGTAACTGATATTCCTGATTGGTTCCTTACCCCGCCCAAATCAGATGAAAATGTGTTATATGCGGTAGGCACTGCTACTAGTACAGACCTTGCTGTAGTTGTTGAAAAATCTATTTTAGATGCTAAAAGCCAATTAGCCGATCAAGTTAATGGCAAAATCAGTAACAACACTAGGCAGATTATCAAAGAGGGTGACGGTGGTCATAAACCATTATCTTCATATGAGCGTGCTACTACAAACGTTACCTTGCAGACTGCTGTAAAAAATTATGTAGTAGAACAAAAAAGCATTCATCCTACTGAAACTGGGTTCCGTGCTTATGTCTTAGTAAAATATCCAATTGAAGATTCTAATTCATTAGGTACTTCAATTGATAACTTTAAGGCTATGAAAGAATTGGAACAGCAAGTAAAGGATAATGATAAGCGTGTGCTTGAGGATGACGCCAAATCATATCCGTTACCTAAATAATATTTAGGAGTAACTTATGAAACGTAGTCTGTTGGGTTGTGTTGCACTTATTTTGGCTAGCGTATGCAAAGCTGAAGTAATGGAATTGGATCTTGAGGCTCATTACAAAATGAGTGAGCATGATAGTATTGCCCAAGCAAGAAATTATTGTATTGCCGATGCAAAACAACAGGCTGCGAATTATGGTTCTAGTTTTGTTGAAACATCATTATCAGTTAATGAATCCGAATCAGTAAATGGCAATGTTGTTTCACATGGAACTACCCAAACACATTCACTAAGTATTGATTTAATTACTGCCAAATTGTTGGAAGAAAACATTATAACAGAAAATAATACATTAACATTTTATTGTACTGTACATACTAAGTTTGATCCTGACGATGTAAAAAATAAAATAGAAACTTTGGTTAACAATAAAAAGTTAGAGAAACAGTTAGATGAACAATCTTACCAAATATCTCAACTTAAAAAAGAATTAATACAAACTAAAGAAACTTTGGCATCGTCAGTACCTATTTTCTACACAAAAGAGCGCCCTGACTACGACCCATTTCCGCAACCCTACGAAACGTCTGCTGAAAAACAAATCAGATTAGACCGTGAGAAAATGGCTAAAATGGCAGAAAATGACCCAAATATTGACAATTATCCGATTGCGGTAAATGTAAAATACCCAAATTGTGTACTCTTTCATAGGTACTTGATTCATAACGACCACGGGTGGTTCTGGTATACGTGTGCCCCGTGATAAAACTTGACTTTTACCCAGATTTTAGCTATAATATATACAGAATTGAACAAAAGGTGATCTATGAGTGATGTAATTGGTTCTAAGAAAAAATCAAAACATAATCAAAATTTTGAAAAGTTAAAGGGTCCAACTGACCCAAAAATTGATGCATTAGCACGTGATCGTTTAATTAGCGCACGTATTGGATTGCTACTTAAACATTCGTTTTTTGGTAACTTGGCAACCCGAATGAAACTTACTAACGCCGATGAATGGTGTAGCACTGCTGCTACTGATGGGCGTCACTTTTATTATAACTCACGTTTCATACAGTTATTAAAAAATAAAGAAGTTGAATTTCTTGTGGGTCATGAAGTGTTGCACGTTGTGTATGATCACCTTGCACGCCGTGGCAAACGTGACCCAATAGTGTGGAATATTGCTAACGACTATGCAGTCAATGCCGATCTTAAAAAACAAAAAATTGGCAACTTTATTACATCAGTGCCTTGTTTGTATGAACAAAAATATGATGGCAAAATTAGTGAGGAAATTTATGATGACCTCATGAAAAATGCCCAACATATTGATATGAATACATTGATCGATAAAATGATCGATGAACACATGGAAGGTGATGGTGAAGGAGGCGGCGATGGCGAAGGTGATGAAAACGGCGATAAAAAAGGTAACGGTCGCCCAAAATTAACTCCTGAGGAACGTGAGGAAATTCGCAAAGAAATAAAAGAGGCTATACTCAATGCTGCACAGGGTGCTGAACCGGGTTCACTTCCCGCAGGTGTTGATCGTTTGATCAAAGATATGACTGAATCAGTTATGCCGTGGCGTGAATTGATTCAGAATAATCTAACAAGTGCAATTAAAACTGATTTTAGCTGGATGCGCCCTTCACGTAGAAGTTGGCATATGGATGCTATCATGCCCGGTATGACCCCAGGTGAGGAAATCGATGTAACTGTTTTTATCGATCTTAGCGGATCTATTTCAAATGAACAGGGTAAGGAATTTTTGTCTGAGGTTGCAGGCATGATGCAGGCATTCGACGGTTATAAAATTAATATCGCATGTTTTGATACTCAGGTATACAACTATCAAACTTTCACTAGCGAAAACTTAGATACTGTTGATGACTACCAACTAGTTGGTGGCGGTGGCACCGACTTTGATTGCATCTTTAAATTTCTTAAAGAACAAGGTAATGTGCCGAATCGACTGATTGTCTTTACTGATGGTTATCCGTTTGGTTCGTGGGGTGACCCGGACTATTGTGATACGACATGGATTATTCATGGTGATCCGAATCCTAATCCCCCGTTTGGTACTTACGCAATTTACGATGATCATAAAAAGCGTTGAGGAGATATACATTTATGAATCTCCTGACGGCGGTAAAACAGTTTATCGCCGTCTACCTAACTCTAATAATAGGGAAATGATTCAAGAGGATCCTGAACGTAAGTATATTCAACAATGGAATTACTGGCGCGATATACTTAAAACTGCTAGAGATAATCCAACGTTAGATGATGCTGTAAAAAAAGCTGAAATGATATATGAACTCGTTAAAAATAGATGATGCTTTAGAATTAGATATTAATACATGGTTTACTGAAAGAGCAGTAAAAGACAACCCTATACATTTTGTTAAAGCTAATACACCATTAAATCATAGTTCTTTAATTTGGGTGTTAGAAACTCTTAAAGGTAGATATTATATTGGTGAAGAAAGGTCTATTAATGATCTTTTCGGTTTTAATACTGTTTCTTATATATATTTTGAAGATCCAACAGAAGCCATGTATTTTGATTTGCGTTGGTCTTAATAAATATTCGGGTAAGATTAAATACTGTTAAATATTCACTACGCATAGGAGAATATTTATATGGCATTTTTAAGACACGTTGGTAAACATGGCGACAGAAAAGTTGCAGTAGTTTTCCGTGAAGTTCCAGGCGAGCCACACATGGCTCTAGTAGTGTATACTCAATTATTAAATCAAAATATACACGATCCATTGATTCAATGTATTGATAGTGATATTGGGCAAAACAGCAAAGACCTTGCTGACGCATTAAATCGTACACATACACGTGACGGTAAAATCATTCTTCAAGTATTGCATAGTGAAGGCATGTTGAAGAAAGTACAAACAGAACAAATCGTTATGACACCATCTCCTAATCAACAGATTAGACTCGATGAATTGAATAAAATTCTTGACGAAATGGAAAAGGGTGAAGATGCTGTTAAACGTATGGCTGAATTAGACAGTCAACGCGGTATGCAAGACCCTGCGCAAGTAGCACGTAGAATGCGTGAAGGTCGCGATGCTCAAACTGCTCCAGTAGTTGCAGCTAGCGGCGATGCTTTAGGTGATACAGCATTGGCAAATAATTTGCGTCAACAAGCTGCTAAAATGAGTGCCGAAGCAAAAGGATTATTAGCAGAAGCAGAAAGAATGTTGAAAGAAGCTGAATTTCTTAACCCAAGTTCTGTAGCAGCACCTAGTGTTGAGGCACCCGCAAAAGTTAAAAAAACCAAAGCGAAGAAAGTTAAAGTAACAGTATAAGAGTAACATGTCACCAGATTTTATTAAAAAATGGGAACACATATTAGAAGATGTTGAAAAGCAAAAAATTCCTGTGGAGTTTATTAAAAAATTAATTATTAAACTTCACGGGAAGCGTCAACAAACTATTAATATAGCAAAACTACTTAATCAAGGTTTAATCCCTGAACAAGTTGAAGATGCAGTTTCACGTAAGCTAAATGAAATGGATGCTGAAATAATTGGGGTAGAGTTTATTCTCAATGTAGAAAATGTAGCAAAAGTTGTGCAACCTGAAACTGATAAGTTATTAGGTAAACTTTAACCAATAAAATTGATATAAAACAAAAACTTATGTACTATAATAATATGAACAAAGTTATAGTACATAGGTTTACTATGAGTGACGTAGAAGACCCTGAATTATTTGCCGCTGAACCTATTTATAAATGGCAACAAACAGAACATGGTAGATGGGTCATGGAACGTTGTAAAGATTGTGTATTTTTTACAAACCCTAGCCAATATTCTTGGGGATATGAAATTGCCATACAGGCTGTGTTTAATGATACTGATTATATGATGTATAGGTTAAAGTGGGAATAATAAATTTTTTAAAACGACAAAAGATTGATTGGTATGTAAAATGGACAGGTAGTTCATTTAGCTTACTTACAGTTTTTCTTACTAGCGCAGACTTAGTTCCATACAACAAATGGAGTGGACTAATAACAGCTATACTATGGGTTACATTAGGAAATCTATGGCGTGAAAGATTTATGATTTATCCTAATTTAATATTTGGTTGTTTGTATCTTTTAGGTTTACTTAAAAGCTATGGGATTTTATGAAATTCTTAGTCACTGGTGGTTTGGGATTTATAGGACACAATATTGTTTCTAAACTAGAAAGTTTAGGACATGAAGTTGTTATATTAGATTTAAAAACCAACTATGGCATTATCCCAGAAACTGAATTAGATTACTTAATAGAACAACGTCAAAGTAAAATTAAAACAACACATATTAGTTATAATAGCATTTCCAATCGTAAAGTCGTACAAATGCTACTTGACAATACTAATTTTGATGTTGTAATACACACAGCAAGTTTCCCAAGACAAAAAGTAGTAAACACTAATCCACAACTAGGCAGTCGTGTAATGATTGAAGGCTTGCTTAATCTATTAGAATACAGTGTAATGTTTGGCGTCAAGAAATTTGTACACTTAAGCAGCAGCATGGTCTATGGTGACTTTGACGATTATATATCAGAAGACAGTGTGTGTAATCCAATTGGTACATATGGCATATTAAAATTGTCTGGTGAATGGCTAGTTAAAGATTACTGTAAAAACACAGATTTAAAATATACAATCATAAGACCAAGTGCTGTGTATGGACCATTAGATGTTAATGACAGAGTAGTAAGTAAATTTTTAACATCAGCACTTAATGGTGAAGACCTAATAGTAAATGGTGTTGATGAAAAACTTGACTTTACTTATGTCGATGATTTAGTTGATGGCATTGTATCAGCAAGTACAACTGATATTAGCAATAACAAAACTTACAATATGAGTGGCGGCAATGCGTCAACCATATATGAATGTGCTGAACTAATACGAGAACTAGTTGGCAACAATAACAATATTGTTATTAAAGATAAGAACAATCAATACCCAAGTCGTGGCGCATTAAATATAGTCAAAGCAGTACTTGAATTAAAATATAATCCAAACACTGACTTGAAAACAGGATTAACAAAATACCATGAATGGCTCATACAAAATCCCACACTTTGGGCTAGATAGACAATATCGTAACCTGTCAAAAGAACTACTAGACGCTACACATCGTGTATTATCTAGTGGCACATACATGGACGGACACTATACAGAACAATTTGAAAATTGGTTATGTATGCGTACAGGCTATAATTACGCAGTAACACTACACAGCGGTACACAAGCATTAGAATGTATAGCACACTATGAGATGTTTAAAAATCCCTATGACTTTAAGCCAATCGCACGTATACCAAATATTACATATGTAGCAACACTAAATGCTTTTCTAAATGCTGGTTTTGAATGTGAAATAGCAGACACAGATAAAAATGGTTTATTAATTGAAGAAGATATTGATTGGAATAAACCTAAACATAATATCTTTGAAGTACATGTGGGTTTATATGGAGCAAGTCCAATATATACAATTAGCGCATTACATAAACGTAGAATACTAGATGGCGCACAACATTGGTTGATTCATAAAAACATATACTTAGATACTACTCCAATGGCAGTTAGTTTTGATCCTACAAAAAATCTACCAAGTAGTGGCAATGGCGGCGCAGTATTAACTAATGACGATGGTCTAGCCAATTTCGCATTGAAGTATCGTAGTAACTTTAAAGGCGAACATACACATAGTGGTACCAATAGTCGTATGAGTGAACAAGACTGTGCGCAGATATTAGTGCGTACACGATATATAGACGATTGGCAAGAACGCAGACGAGAGATTCGTAATTACTATCTAGATAAATTTGAAAATTTACCTATACGTTGTCTAAGTCGTAATAAAAATGATCACGCAGATCAGAAGTTTGTTATATATACCGAATGGCGTGACGAATTATATAATTATTTGTGGGGTTATGCTATTGATGTGCGTATTCATTATAAACAGCCATTAAGCAATTTAGAAGTAGCACGATATCTTAAAAAGCCTGACATGATTAGTACAAGTGTAATGCTATGTAGAGGGGTATTAAGTTTACCTATACACCCTGAACTAACAGATGGTGAAGTAGAGTTTATTGCTGATAGAGTTGTTGATTACTTTACAGAATCAAAGTTGTCTTTTTGAGACTTATACCACTCTTGCCAAGACTGAACTTTAAGTGCGCACTTATGATATTCGGTATAATTTAGGGTAACAACTTTTAAGAAATCACTGAACTTAACAGTTGGGGTATCTATAGTTTTTAACTTACCACATGGCTCTTGCAACTCACTTGGAGCCTCAGGAAAATGACGCTCTACTGGAACTGTAGCGCAGCCTGACAATATTAATAATAATGGGATTAGTTTTTTCATTTTGGCACCGCCGCAGCGTTATGTGCTGCTGTATCTACCAACGTATTTGGTGTTAATGGTTGTTCTTCAATTGGAGTATTTGTAGCAGCCGCATTGTGTACAGCAATAACAATAGGTGGAATTTCACAAGTATTGTCTACTTTTGTAACTTCACGATCAATATACTTGATAATTTGATCACCCTTGTCGTGTACAACTTGTGTTTGAGTGACAAGTTTTTCTACTACTTCAGTATTGATTTGTGCTGCTTTTTCTTCACTGAGTTTAACTTTATCTTGTAATTCTGAAACTTGCATTTCCCATGCTTGCTGAGTTAATAAGCACCCCTCTAGAAACAATCCAAGTGCTACAGCAGCTATCCCGCCCCATTTAAATGCAAATTTATAGGGTACAAATGGAATAAAACTAAGAACTAAAGCTAGCACGGCTAAACCCATAAATCCATGGATTAATAGTGCGGGTAAGAACTTTAATAACCAAAATAACATAAACATATTTATGATAAATAATTTATACAGGATTAAAATATTATGACAACTGTAAATTATGAGATTATTAATGTAGGCGCAGCCCCAAACGACGGTCAGGGCGATCCGTTACGTACCGCGTTTGAGAAAATTAATAATAACTTTGCGATCACATTTAATACTGGTATCTTCAATACTACTACAGTTTCAACATTTGGTAATACATCACAAAACATTTTTAGCTGGCCAGCAAATAACTTTACACAAGCTACGTTCCAAATTAACAGTACTGATACTACAGCAAACACACAAAGCGTAACAATCAACGCTACAATTAATCCTGATTTGTCTACAATTAGATTTACTGCACAAAACACATTATTTGTTGGAAATGCCATCACTCAATATGATATGAGTATTGTAGCAGGTAATGTACGTTTAAACGTAGATCCGTTTGTAACTGGACAATTAAATCATATTGTTCAATATCAAGTAATTCCAGCTAATGCTAATATTGCGTTGTCATTAGTAACAGATCAAAATTCAAACGCATATCTATCTACTAATAACCCTGGTCAATTAATTGTAACATAAAATGCGAGCCAAGGAATTTATTAATCCTGATTTAGAAGAAGGCTTCAAAGAAAAAGCCATAGGAGCTGGAGTACTTGCGGGAGGTCTAGCAGGACTATTTGGTCCTAATATGATGAAAAATTTGCCGCAAGCTGATCAAGTAGTCAACACACCGCAACCCGCAATAACACAACAATATAATCAACCTACCCCACAAGTAGTAGCACCACAAACACAGCCGTCGCCTGTTACACAACCTAACGTTAACAAACCTATTACAAAACCCATTCAAGCCCCAATTGCTCCCCCTGCTAGAAAATTAACCGGGGTAGAAGACATGTTGAAAAAAACTGCACAACAAGCTGGTATGAAGGGGCATGAAGTAGCACAATTTTTAGCACAAACCGCACATGAAACAGGTAATTTTATGGCAATGGAAGAACAAGGTGATAAGAAATATTTAATGCACCGTTATTGGAATAATGTACCAATGCGCAAAGCATTAGGTAACAAACATCCTAGTGATGCTATAAAATATAAAGGTCGTGGGTTTATACAATTAACAGGCCGCGGTAATTATGCACGCATGGGCAAACTATTAAATGTAGATTTATTGAATCATCCTGAATTAGCAAAACGTCCTGATGTAGCAGCAAAAATAGCAGTTGCTTATTTTCAAGATCGTGTTGAACCTAATGTACAAGATTTTTCAGATACAAAAGCTGTAACTAAAAAAATTAATCCGCACGATAAAGCTGCATCAACTAAAGATCGTGACGATAAATTCAAACAATATAACAACCTATTGGGTAACAGATAAATAATATTATGAGAGCAAGAGAATTTATCACAGAAGGTTTAGCAGATAATCCTGCAGATCCTAGCTTATTTGCACCGGGCACATTAAGTGCTATTAAAGGTGCTATTTCAATGCCAGATTTAAGTATGAACAGAACCAGTGGTAGTCCTTATATGCAATGGCGTTTTGGTATTGCTATGGCAGGCGCCCCCGATTTTGAACAAGAGGTACATCAGTCTACAGCAACAGGTGGTGACCCACTATTAGCAACTTACTCAGATGCCGAATTAGAAATTATTCAAGCCACTGCTAAAAAGATTGGTGCAGGTAGAATTTCAAAACTCACTGATAATCGTAGTAGAGAAGAAGATCACGTACAAAAAGTAAGTCCAATTAAAGGTTTTAAGGGATATAAAAAATAATTATTGCAGTTATTAAGAATAAGTAGTTTAAACAACTATAGGATTCTTATGCAAAATTTAATTGATATTAATAACACCCTTGACTTAATTAAGTTAAAATTCTACAATGAATGGCTTTATACTGCCCACATCTATGATGAAGATGACAGTGAGTTACATAAAAATATTACTAAACAAGTAGTAGAAAAATACATCGATCCATTGAATATACCTAAAAATGCTAAGATCCTTGATTTAGGTTCAGGTCCAGGATACTTTTTAGATGAAATGAAAGCCCGAGGTTACACAGATTTAACTGGGGTTGGTCTAAGCCCGGGCGATAATAAAATTGCTAGAGATAAAGGTCATACTATTAAAGAATATGACTTAAGTTTTCTACCACAACAAGACGGGTATTATGACGAAAGTGTAGACTTTATTTTCTTACGTCATGCGTTAGAACATAGCCCATATCCTATTTTTAGTTTAATGGAATATAATCGCATATTAAAGCAGGGCTGCAAAATTTATATTGAAGTTCCTGCCCCTGACTGTGATAGAAAGCATGAATTTAATCCTAATCATTATAGCATATTAGGAGCTACTCAATTAGCAGCTTTGTTGCAAAGAACAGGATTTAACATTGACACTTTTCAAGATTTTTCATTTAACATTAGTATGCCAACTGATTTAAGTGATCCTGATGGAAAACGTGTTGAAATGACAGAAAAATACTTTGTTATTGTTGCTACAAAAGCCCGCCCACTTGACGTTAAATAGATGCCATTGTGACTAAATAGTATTATTATATAGGAATACTAAGATGGCATCATACGTTTACACAGCTAGTTCATCAGCTAACGCATCAGCAAACATCCAGACTGATAAGGTCAGAATTGCGACTACAAGTTCGCCTGTACAGGTTATAGCAAGTTATCCAAACGTTGCGGGTACAGGAACTGTTACTTGCGCAACTAACTCAAACGCAGTAGTTGGATCAAGCACAACCTTTACAACAGAACTAAACACAGGTTACTGGATTGGCAATGCTACAGGTACAACTGTTGGTATTGTACAAAGCGTTACAGATGATGGTAACCTAGTTCTTACTACAAACGCTGGTGTAGCAATTAGTGGCGCAGGATATACAATCAATCCATTTGGTGTTCCATATAAAGTAGCAAATGCTAATAGCACAATTATTCCAGCAAACTCAGTAAACAATAGTTTTATTGTTGGTCAGGGAAACATTGTATCTTACATCAATGTATCTGGTGCTACCGCAGCTCCATTCTCAATTACAGAATTGGGCGCACCGCATCCAAATACTGGTACAACTGGTGTATTGCCACCAGCTGGTAGCATGACAGGACAATCAAGCTAATTAACATTAATTAGAAGTAGCATATTATGTCTACGGCAAATTTAATTAAAGAACCCTACAAACCAACCGTGTTTAATTCTGAAAAAGAATTAGACGATTTTGTAAAATGTTGTGATCCAGTAACTGGTTATCTATATTTCATGGATAACTTTTTTATGATACAACATCCTACTCAGGGTTCTATCAATTATCATCCATACGAATATCAAAAACGACTAATCGATACATATCACAATTATCGTTATAGCATTAGTTTGATGCCACGTCAAACAGGTAAAACCACTAGTGCGGCTGGATATTTGTTGTGGTATGCAATGTTTATACCAGACAGCACAATATTAATTGCTGCTCACAAATACAGTGGTGCGCAAGAAATCATGCAGCGTATACGCTA